TTTTTTTTTTTTTTTTTTTTTTTTTTTTTTTTTTTTTTTTTTTTTTTTTTTTTTTTTTTTTTTTTTTTTTTTTTTTTTTTTTTTTTTTTTTTTTTTTTTTTTTTTTTTATTAAATTGTCTCAAATAGTGTGTTCGAGCGAGACAGCGGAACGTTAAATTGAATGCTTACATAAAACTTACAGGTTATACTATTTACACTTAAACTAGGGTAAGCTTCGAGAAAACTTAGTAACTAATTAATTTAAAATTTCAAAACTAAAACTATACTTATCTATAAAATTATATCTTAAAATTAACTAAAACCCTTTGAATGACGTCTGGTCAGGTTTTAGTAAAGGGGTGGCATAACTCCCTTGAACCACATTTCGTCTAGAGATTTCCAGTCTAGTACGGTTGGTCGATTATTTGTTCTATTTACAAGGAGATTGTTGTAAAAATTTTTCTTTTCATTGAAAAGCGAGGACCCATGAGCGTGGTATTCCATCATGGCACTATCTACATTTTCCAAGGTGGCTTCATTAGGTCGTCCTGTTTGCCAAATCCATTGGGGTATTTCATCGATAATGTCAAGTTTGAGGGGTCCTACTAACAATCCTTTTCGCGTGGGGTGAGGTCTAAATTGTCGTTGAAGAAAAGATGCTTCGTAAAAACTTACGAATGGGGGTATCACTTTCAGGTCTTTTTCAGTTGAAGTCGCTGTAATTTTGTAAACACTCAAGAAGTCTTGAATGGTAACAGCGTTGAAAACGTCTTTGATTGGGTCTGCTACGGAGGCTATTAAATCATCTCCATAAGTAACAAGACAAACGTTCTCTCTGAAAAGAGGACCCGGGGGACCTAGATGGGCTGTTAGATTAATGAATGATTTAACGAAGTAAATCATATTAACTATACAGTTGAGAATGGTGGTAATCACGGTTCCTGATGGTGAACCACTAAACTGTTGGTAAACGGTACCGCCCGCTATGTGTGCGCTATTAGTGCATTCATAGAGGAGTGTCCGCAGTTCAGTGATGTTCTCTCCTGGAACATTCTCTTTAACCCATCTAACTATCAATTCACATGCTTGTTCTGCCACAACAGCATTGAATCCTGGTCCAAAGTTCGAGTAATCTAAG